ATGGCTTTTAAAATGAATCCACCGTTTTCTTTATTTCCTACTCCAGTTTATGAAAGAGATTTACCAGAAGGAGTTTTGGGTAAAGGTAATAAAAATGGTACTATATTGATCTCAGAAGACATTGTTAATGATAAAGAACAGACTAAAAGCATTATTGATCACGAAGAGATTCATATAGATCAAATAAAAAGAGGTGATTTGGATTACGATGATAAAAATGTATATTGGAAAGGAAAAACATATCCTAGATCTAAAATGAAAGAAGGTAGCCCTAATTTACCGTGGGAAAAAGAAGCTTACAGTAAAACAGATAATTATAACAAATATTAAATTTTAAAAAATGGCATACGATCAAAAATTTGGTCCAAGTAGAAAAGGATCTAAACATAGCACGGACATGATATCAAGAATCATGAGCGGAAAAGATACGGCTGACGATTACTCTTACGCAGTACCAGCTGAAAAACTAAAAGATATACAAAAATCAGAAGGATTATCAAGAAAAGGTTCTAAACCAGATTTTATAGATATTGATGGAGATAATAATACGACAGAGTCGATGAAAGAAGCTTCTGATGGTATGTCAAGAATGAAGGCAAAAAAATTGTCTTGTAAAAATTAAAAAAAATGGGATATAAACAAAATTTTGGCTTATCAAGAGCTTCAGGAAATGATAAAACAAAAGAAGTAGCAAGTCAATCTTCTTTGTTTAGATTAGGATCAACAACACCACCATCACCAATAAACCACAATTTAGCAAGTGGTGGTGAACACGTACATGACGGCGATAGTGACAAGTACAGTTATCAAGTACCAGTAACAACTAGCACCAAAAGACAAAGTCGTAGTGCTAGAAAAAAACTATCAAAACAAATTGCTAATGCAGCTAACACTCCAGATGCAGATAACCAGACAGTAAACACTGAGGGTTATATGAGTGGAGGAAGAAAAGGTAGTATTAAATTATTTACAAAAAATAATATACTAGAAACAAAGACATCATCTCGCGGCGGCGGTACAGCAGCTGGGACAAGTTTTAGTGATTTAAGTAATCAAAATGTAAATTGGAGAGACGTAAGTAGTCAGTTAAAAGAAACTGGATCAGTTACTGTTAAAGATGGTAAAATTAGTACTGGAACAAATCAAACAAGAACAGCTTATGGCTCTGTAGAAAGAGACAACAAAAAACAAGAAAGAAAAAACGCACTTACATCAAAAAGACAGGCGTTACTTGAAAGAAAAAACCAAATTATAGCTGATAGAACTGCAAAAAAAGAAAAAATAAGAACAGAAATGGCGGCAAAAAAACAAGCACTCCTTGATGCTAGAAATAATCGATCTAAAAAATAAAATACTATGTTTAGAATGAGCATGGGATCAAAATCCCAAAAAGAAAATAAATCATACTTAAGTGGTGTCTCTAGGATAATGAGTCCTATGAGTCCTATAGATGCTGCTGAATGTGGAACACCTACAACTCCTCCTTGTGATGTTGAGAGAAAAACAGGTAGTGAAACTTACAAAGGTTCAAAAGATGGTGTACAAGGTACGTTTACAAAAACTAGTTTTCAAACAGACTTTGAGATTCCTGGAAAACCTGGGTCTGGCACGCCTGATACGCCTGGTAAAAGTGGTACAATGATAATACCAATACCTAGAGGTCCTAAAAAACCTTTTAAAAACCCACAGGTTCCTGGTCAAACTTATGATCAATTTATTGAAGCTCCTTTTGGAAGTCCAGGAAAAACTGCTGAAAAATATAGACCTAAACCTAAAACTTATGGCAATAGCCAAAGATCAGATTTACAATTTGTTCCTGATGAAACTCCACCACCATCAACTCCACCACCATCAACTCCACCACCATCTACACCACCACCAAAACAAGAGAAACAATTACCAAGCTTTTCTGAAAAAGGTAAAAAAAGCAAAAGAGCAAAAATAGGTAGAATACCAGTAGGATCTATTTCAGTAAGTCTTAAAGGAAAAGGAGGAGGTTGCCCTAGTGGTAAAAAATGTAGAGGAGCAGTAAATAAACCTAAATAATTTTGAAAAAAATATTTCAATGGCTTACAGGTGGCGTTATTAAAGAAGTTGGTGACGTAATTGATAAGTTAACAACCACAGACGAAGAAAAACTGCTGATTAAAAAGCAAGTTCAGGAAATAATGAACAAAGCTAATGCTGATGCAGAGAACCAAATAACAAGGCGTTGGGAGAGCGATATGAAATCAGATTCATGGCTTTCTAAAAACACACGACCTTTAGCCCTTATATTTTTGTCAGTTATGGCTATATCATTTATATGGGTTGATAGTCATGAGGAAATATCTTTTACAGTAGAACAAGAGTGGATTGCATTATTAAAGCAATTACTTACAACTGTTTATATAGCATACTTTGGTTCTAGAGGTATGGAAAAATTCAAAACTATAAGTAATAATAAATAATAAGAATATCAATTAAATCTAAATTAAATTAAATTATGAGTAAAGTAAACAAGATTAAAGACGAAGAACTACAAAAAATTGTAGAAAAAACTAAAGAGCAAAACGAGCTATTAAGAACAATAGGTGTTCTTGAAACTCAAAAACAAGGTGTTTTAGTTCAGTTAGCTAGTAGTAATAAAGATCTAGAGGAAATTAAAAAAGAACTAGAAGATGAATACGGTCAGGTAACTGTAAACCTAGAAGACGGTAGTTATACTGAAATCGAAAAAGAAGATGACAAATAATATTAGAAAGATCAGTATCGGATCTGACTACAAAAATGATGCTATGCATTATTCAGTAGGGCAACAAGTATATGGTGGTCATGAAATATCACATATATTGCTAGATGATTCTGATAAATCTTATAATATACACATCAAAAAAAACAACGACGTATTGCCATGGAAAAAATTTAATTCTAACATGGCAATATCAGTTGAATATGATTTAGAGTATTAATGAGAAGTTTATATGACTTTATAGTTAAACCTGTAGGAGAAGAATATGATAATGAAAAATCTATAGGTGATAAAAAAATTATATTAAATACTAAGATAGAGAGTTTTAAATTTGTAAATAATTTAGCTGAGGTTGTAGAAACACCTAAAGCATACAAAACTCCTATTGAAAAAGGTGATTTAATAATAATACATCATAATGTTTTTCGCACGTTTTACGATATGAAAGGCAATAAAAAGAAAAGTAGATCATCTTTTATAGATGGTTTATATTTTTGTGCTTTAGATCAAGTGTATCTTTATAAAAAAGATATAAAATGGAAGTCTATAAACACTAGATGTTTCATAAAACCGTTAAAGATAAAAGACGGATTAGAAGTAGCTAAAGAGAAAAAGCTTATTGGTATATTAAAAATAGGTAATAGCTCGTTAGAAGCGCTAGGAATAAACGAGGGTGATACTGTTGGTTATACTCCATACGGTGAATATGATTTTATTGTTGACGAAGAGCGTTTATATTGTATGAAATCAAATGATATTGTTATAAAGTATGAAAACGAAGGAAACGAAGTTGAATATAATCCACGCTGGGCAAGTAGCAGTTGAGGAGTTAATAAAGGTGGCCAAAGAACCTATAGTAGATTCAGACGATGACATATCAGCTGACAGACTTAAAAACGCAGCAGCTACAAAAAAGCTAGCTATATTTGATGCTTTTGAAATACTAAGCAGAATACAACAAGAAGAAGAATTATTAAACGAAAAACCTAAAGAAGTTAAGCAAGAAAAAGCTTTTAAAGGTTTTGCTGAAGGTAGATCTAAATAATGTACGAGCAGCAGTTATATAAAGTATTAAATAACTATATAGATTCTAAAACTTTAAATCATAAGAATAAATATAAGAAATGGGATTACGGTTATAATGAAGAATATGATGTTGTAGTTATAAGTAAAACCGGAGAAATAGGTGAGGTTTATGAGATACAAAACTTAAAAATTGCATTACCTAAAAAACATGATGTAATTAAATTTGATAATAACAAATGGAGTTACTCAGGTTATCCTAAGGAATTAAAAAAAATTAAATCAGTATTTGACTGGGAAGAATACCCTTTAGATTTTAAAGAAAAATGGTATGATTATATCGACAAAGAGTTTACAAGGCGTGAAGAAGGTTTTTGGTTCATTAATAAAAATGTTCCTACTTATATTACTGGCACTCACTATATGTACTTGCAGTGGAGTAAAATTGATGTTGGGCAACCAGACTTTAGGGAGTCAAACAGATTATTCTATATATTCTGGGAAGCTTGCAAAGCAGACACAAGATCTTACGGAATGTGTTATCTTAAAAACCGTAGATCTGGATTCTCTTTTATGTCATCAGCCGAGTCAGTTAACCTTGCTACAATATCCACAGATTCAAGATTTGGCATACTGTCAAAATCTGGTCCTGACGCAAAGAAAATGTTTACCGACAAAGTTGTACCAATATCAGTCAACTACCCGTTCTTTTTTAAACCAATACAAGACGGTATGGATAGACCAAAGACCGAACTTGCGTACAGGGTACCCGCTTCTAAATTCACGCGTAGAAAACTTGATGATAACACTAAGTTGCAAGAGATCACGGGCCTGGACACCACTATCGATTGGAAAAATACAGGGGACAACTCTTATGATGGTGAAAAACTAAAGTTATTAGTTCATGATGAATCAGGTAAATGGGAGAGACCAAACAATATATTAAACAACTGGCGTGTTACAAAAACAACACTTAGACTAGGTAGTAAAGTTATAGGTAAGTGTATGATGGGAAGTACATCAAACTCTTTAGATAAGGGTGGTGATAATTTTAAAAAATTATATAACGATTCAGATGTTACAAAAAGAAACGCCAACGGACAGACTAGCTCGGGACTCTATTCTTTGTTCATACCTATGGAATGGAATTACGAAGGATACATTGATTCTTATGGCATACCTGTCTTCGACACACCAAAAAAACCAGTTGAAGATCCTCACGGGGCTAAAATAAAAATAGGTGTAATAGAGTACTGGCAAAACGAAGTAAACGGTTTGAAGGAGGATCAAGATGGTTTAAATGAATTTTACCGTCAATTCCCAAGAACTGAAGAACATGCTTTTAGAGATGAGGCTAAATCATCTTTATTTAATCTAACTAAGATATACCAACAAATAGATTGGAATGCTGATTTAAAAAACAGCGGAATAATAACTCAAGGAAATTTTCAATGGGTAAATGGTGTAAAAGATACTAAGGTATTATTTATGCCAAGCAAACAAGGTAGGTTTTTTTTATCTTGGACGCCACCTATTGAAATGCAAAACAGAGTTGTAATTAAGAATGGATTAAAATGGCCAGGTAACGAGCATACTGGAGCGTTTGGTTGTGATAGCTATGATATATCAGGTACTGTTGACCGAAGAGGTTCTAATGGTGCTTTAACAGGTTTGACCAAGTTTAGTATGGAAAACGTTCCACCTAATCATTTTTTCTTAGAATACATCGCTCGTCCACAGACGGCTGAGATATTTTTTGAAGATGTATTAATGGCTTGCGTTTTTTATGGTATGCCAATACTAGCAGAGAACAACAAGCCAAGACTTTTATATTATTTTAAAAGAAGAGGTTATAGAGGTTACTCAATGAACAGGCCAGATAAAAAATATAATAAGCTTTCTACAACAGAAAGAGAAATAGGTGGAATACCTAATTCAAGTGAAGATATAAAACAAGCACACGCCGCAGCTATAGAGTCATATATAGAAGAACATGTAGGTTTAAAAGAAAACGGTGATTACGGTGATGTGTATTTTCAAAGAACATTAGAAGATTGGGCTAAGTTTAATATAAACAATAGAACGTCTCATGATGCTTCTATAAGCTCAGGTTTAGCTATAATGGCTTGCAACAAAAATAAATATAGACCAAATCCTATTATTCAAAGAAAAGTTTACGATTTAGGTTTTAAAAAATATAACAACAAAGGTACATTGTCAAAAATAATCGAATAGATGAAAATATATACTAATTCAAATAGCGCTTTTCCAAGTCAGGTAGTACCGGATGCGGAAAAAGCTTCATGGGAGTATGGATCTCAAGTAGCTTCCGCTATTGAAACTGAATGGTTTGACCAAGGGAGAACTAACGGTAATAGATACTTAACTAGTTGGAATAACTTTCACAGTCTAAGACTATATGCTAGAGGTGAACAGCCTACACAGAAATACAAAGATGAATTGTCAATAAACGGCGATTTGTCTTATTTAAATTTAGACTGGAAACCAGTACCTATTATATCT